GTACGAGTATGAGATTTATGAATACAGGATGCGGCAGATTACGATAAACATTGACATCACAAACCTTAAACGCGAGATTGACAAACTTGTATGACCAGAAAACCGATACCCAGACCGGTCAAGAAGACATCACCGGACACAAGGGACAAGCTGACGCTGTACGTCACGCTCATGGTAAGCACAACCCTATGTATCTCCGTATTGGCAATGGTGGTCAGCTTTATGTTGGGTCTGTGGGCAAAGGAAGTGGACAACGCAGAAATTTTCAAGATGATTTCACCCGCTTTTTCTACTCTTATCGGCGGCATGATTGGGTTTCTGTCTGGTATCAAACTCATGCAAAATGACGACAAATCAAAATCTTGTAAGGACTAATTATGTTTGAAGTATTTGGTGGAATATTGGGTGGAGCGCTAGGCGGTATTTTTCGCTTGGCTCCAGAGGTTCTTAAGTTCTTTGACAAGAAGAACGAACGGTCGCATGAGATGCTTATGTTTGCCCGCCAGTGTGAACTGGAGCAAATAAGGGGTCAGATGAAGCTGGCTGAGATTGGGGCACAACGGGAGGCGGCAGTTGATGTAGGGGTCATGGATGCCTTTAACTCTGCAATTGAGCAACAAGCAACAATGGTCAAAGCCGCAGGCGGCTGGTCGGCTAGTTTGTCTGCATCTGTTCGTCCTGTGGTTACGTACTGGATTCTTTTAATCTGGAGTTTGGCGCATTTTTGGTATGCGTGGACGGGTTACCGAACTGGCCTTGATCCAACTGAAGTGTTTAAACTCTTTATGTCTCCTGACTTCTCGGCACTCTTGGCTGGAACAATTAACTATTGGTTCCTTGATAGAACTTTAAAACAGCGTGGGTTATGAACCTAGAACTAGCCGCCGCTTTGTGTCGTCAATTTGAGGGCTATCGGGCTAAGCCGTACCTATGCCCAGCTAACGTCGCCACGATTGGCTACGGTTCTACCTACTACGCTGATGGGCGTAAGGTAACCCTTGAGGACGCTCCGATGGACGAGCCAACGGCTAGGGCGCTGTTGATGTTTGAGTTGGAGCATACGTACCTGCCCGGCGTCCTACGGCACTGCCCCATCTTGGCAACTGATGAGCGAAAGTGCAACGGAGCCGTGGATTTTGTCTACAACCTCGGCGTTGGGCGTCTCCAAACCTCCACCCTTAAACGTAAAATTAACGCTCAGGACTGGGAAGGGGCTAAAGAACAGCTAATGCTTTGGAACAAAGGCGGCGGTAAGGTTCTGGCTGGCTTAACAAAGCGCCGAGCGGCTGAATGCGCCTTGTTTTAATTGAAAAGGCAGATTAAAATGCCACAACGAATTTAAGAGGTGAACGCATGGCGACTGCAAGTGTTATGACCTATGACAGCTTGGTCGAAAACATCCAATCTTATTTGGAGCGTACTGACACCGCCACGCTGGACAAGATCCCCCTATTTATCATGCTGGCTGAGCAGGTTATTGCCTCTCAGATCAAGTTTTTGGGTAACTTGACGGTTAACACCAGCAATATGGTGATTGGGACTTCTACGATTGCCAAACCTGCTAGATGGCACAAAACGGTGTCTATGAACATCACAGTGGGTGGAGCGCGCCAGCCAGTTTTGCTTCGCAAGTATGAGTATTTGCGGGAGTACTGGCCTTCTCCCACCGCCACGGGCACCCCTGTCTACTATGCCGACTACGACTACTCGAATTGGCTCATCGCTCCTACGCCTGACGTAGCGTATGCTTTTGAGGTTCTGTACTACGAGCGTGTTCAGCCTTTGGACAGCTCTAACCAAACCAATTGGTTTACCATCTACGCTCCTCAAGCGTTGCTTTACGGTTCCTTGCTTCAGGCTATGCCGTTCCTCAAGAATGACGAGCGCATTCCTATGTGGCAGAGCCAATACAAACTGATCATGGACACGCTCATGGCTGAGGACAAGTTGCGTGTGGCGGATCGTCAAGCTATAGCGGTGGATTCATGAGCTATGTAAGCCCCTTCACTGGTGACGTAATCCAGCCAACGGATGTAAGCTTTCGTGCGGTTACGTTGTCTGCGAATACGCAGTTAAACTGGCCCAGCAACAGCACGACAAACACCGACTTTGCCGCTCGTATCATGCAGGTGACTGCTACCGCTGGTAGCTTGAGTCTGTTGATGCCTCCTGCTAATCAAACCTCGGTTGGTAACGACGCGCTGATTCGCAACATTGGTGCAAACACTTTTACGATTAAGGACTACACAGGCGTAAACACAATTGTGTCTGTAGCCGCAGGTGAGTCCAAGTACATCTATATCACCACCAACGCAAATGCTCAGGGTACGTGGGGTGTCATTGCTTTTGGTGCTGGTTCATCTGGAGCTGACGCGGCTACCCTAGCTGGGTACGGTTTGGTTGCAAGCGGTGCTACCCTTAATCAAAGCCACCCAAGTTCTGCGATCACCACAGGAACTACCTTTGCGGTAACTGATAGAGCGCAGACTCGTGTGTGGGCAGGTGGTTCTGGTACAGCTACCCTCCCAGCCTCGGCAACGCTTGGCAATAACTGGTTTACTCTGTTCAAGAACAACGGTACTGGATCTTTCACCATCTCTTGTACAGGTGCTGAGCTGATTGACGGTAACTCAACCAAGACGTTTAACCCAACAGAGTCAGCATTTATTGTATGTACAGGAACTGCTTATGTAACTGTGGGTTATGGTGTTAGTAGCCAGTTTGCGTTTACTGCGCTTACCAAAAGCGTGACTGGCGGAGCTGTTCTGCTCACCAACAACGAGGCGGCAAACAACATTCAAGAGTACGTTGGTAATTTGATAAGCAACGTGACGGTGACGTTTCCGCCTGTTGTGAACTTGTACGTTATCTCAAACCAAACAATTGATAACGGTTTTAGCTTAACAGTGACAACTGGGTTGGGTTTCTCTGCGACCATACCGCCGGGGCAACAAGCCACACTCATCTGCGACGGAACCAACTTCCTTAACGCCAACACCACTCAGGCTGGTGCTTCTACGGTAAGTTTGCTAGACGGTACGGTCGGAACCCCATCCCTTAACTTTGCGGCTGAAACTGGCACTGGCGTTTATCGACCTGCGGCTGGTGAGTTTGGTGTTTCAGTGCTAGGTACTCAAAGGTTTAAAGCAACAGCAACTGGCGTCTCTGTGACTGGCTCAGGTACGTTCTCCACAGGCATTGCTGGGGGCACGTTCACATGACCAAGAAGGTATTTGCGCTCGACACGAAGCCGGGCATCCAGCGCGATGGAACTGTCTTTGACAAAGAGTTCTACAACGACGGTCGTTGGGTTCGCTTCCAACGTGGTCGCCCACGTAAGATGGGTGGGTTTCGTGAGATTGTGAACGATTTGGCAGGCCCTTCTCGCGGGATGTACCTCAACCCTCAACAGACCTTTAATAACGTCTTCAGTGGGTATTCTGGTGGTTTGCAGTTGCTTCCAATCAACAACAGCGGTATTGGTTCTGGAATTACAGACATGACGCTGTCTAACTTCACCGCAAACGCTGATAACTTGTGGCAGTTTGATACGTTCTATGACGTGAGTGGGTCAGGGGATAACTTGCTGTTGGCGCACCCCGGTCGTAACCTCACGATCATCGACAACAACGTCAACACCCCTGTCTTGGGTGGCAATATCACTGGCACATCATTGGCGGCTCTTGGCGTGTTCACAAGCTCTGTGTTCTTGAACTCCACCACGACAATGTACTTGTCAACCCAAGATCTTTTGATTGGTGCTGGTCAGACAATCACTGGAACTGGCATTCCTTCTAGCACAACTGTTGTGTCTACGAACTTACGAGTTCCTGTGTTAAATGCGGTGGCTGTAACTGGCACTGCTGGTCAATGTTCTTGCACTGCAACAACTGGTTTGTATGTTGGTCAAACAGTAGCCGTATCTGGTACTTTGACTGGTACAGCTACAGGTATTACCTCTGGTGTGACGTACTTCATCATCGCGACTAACTTCTCCACGACCTTTACGTTGTCAGCGTCTTCTGGTGGCGCGGCGATTACCACTACGGCTGGAACCACCGACGGTTTGGTCTTCACCATGGGTCAAATACAAGACGTTGTGATCTCCAACGCCGCCACGACTTCTGGTGCTTCCACGATCACGTTTGACAACAATGTCTCCGTCTCTGGTGGTGTGGTAACTCTTCACCCGTACGTGTTTGTTTATGGCAATGACGGACTGATCAGGAACTCAGGCGCTGGTAACGTCCAAGATTGGGTCTCTGCTGACGCAAACGAGGTCTCTGTAGCGACTGGAAAGATTGTTCAAGGGCTACCCGTCAGGGGCGGTTCAAACGCGCCTTCTGGGCTGTTTTGGAGCCTTGATAGCCTTATCCGCGTGTCCTACATCGGTGGTGCTGGAACTCCCCCACAGTTTTGGCGCTATGACTTGATCTCTTCTCAGTCATCAATCTTATCCTCTCAGTCTGTAATTGAGTACGACGGTATTTATTATTGGTGTGGTGTTGATAGGTTCTTGCTTTACAACGGTGTTGTGAAAGAGATCCCTAACAACATGAACCAAAACTACTTCTTTGACAACCTTAACTATGCCCAGCGCGAAAAGGTTTGGGTTACAAAGGTTCCTCGTTTTGGTGAGATTTGGTGGTTCTATCCACGCGGTACTGCTACTGAGTGTACGGATGCAGTCATCTATAACGTGCGTGAGAACACTTGGTACGACACAGGTTTAGCTTCTGGTGCTCAGCGCTCTGCTGGGTACTTCTCACAAATCTTCCAGTTCCCAATTGCCGCTGATTGGAATATCAACGCTACGGGCGGTATTCTGACCGCCACCATCACAAACGGTGGCGCAGGATATACCAACGGCACGTACAACAACACACCTTTAACTGGTGGTGCTGGAACATTGGCTACAGCAAACATCACGGTTGCAGGCGGTATCGTGACTTCTGTAGTGATCAATGGTCATGGCAAGAACTATGCAGTCGGTAATACCTTATCGGCATCAATTCCAAGCGGTGCTGGGTTTGTCTTGACTGTTGCTACGCTGATGGACTTTGTGTCTTTGTATCAAAACGAAATTGGTACAGACAAGGTCAGTGGCGCGCTATCGGTGGCGATTGAGTCTTATTTTGAGACCAATGACTTGGGGTTGGTCTCTGGCGGCCCCTCCCAGCCCTCCCCAGTCGGTGAGAACAAGTGGCTACGCTTAGAACGTGTAGAGCCTGACTTTGTGCAAAGTGGAGACATGGAGCTGTACGTGACTGGTCGATCATTTGCTCAGTCCCAAGACGTCACGTCTTCTGCTTATACGTTCTCCCCAACCACAGGCAAGGTTGACATGCGTGAACAACGACGTGAGCTAAGGTTAAAGTTTGTGTCCAACGTAGCAGGTGGAAACTATCAAGTTGGTAAAATCCTCCTAGATGCTGACTTAGGTGACGTGAGACCATGATGGCAACCATACTCAACACAAATCCAGTCTACGACCCAAGGTATCACACCTTTGAGTCGTGGGCGTCGCTCATGTGCGAGCAGTACGCGGCACAGCAACTAGCTATTCCAGATGCAAACACAAATTGGAAAGATTGGGCGTCAGGGCTAAAAGCGATTGATGTGTTTACGAATGAGGGCATCCCCGGCCCCTTCATCTACGACGACTGGCAAGAATGGGCTGAAGCTCTTGTCAATGCTGTTAACCCATCGGTGAACTGAACATGGCACTGTTTGAAAGACTTTCAGCTTCAAGCTCACCTCAAGAGATTGCGGATGCCTACGCAGAATTTACAGGTATGGCTGGTGGTGATAATGCCACTAATCAACAATTAGCTCTTGATTACCTAAACAATTTAGGTGTTGCTACACCATCAATCAATCAAGCCTACAGCTTATACACAACCCCAACAACAGCCGTTACTGGTTTACCAACAACTACTGATACAACGTCTACTGTTGATACAACTGGTGGTTTAAATAATGTAACTACCAACACACCTTCCACGCTTGTCACAACGACTGGTTCAACAAATCTTACGCCAACTGGGTTATCAACTGTTACTGATCTTGTTCCAGACAAAACAGATACCACTGGATTACCACCTACGACAGCAACTCGCGCAGATGAATCTGGCACACTGGTTGCATTAGGTGATGGGACATATCGCCTGCCAAACGGCACTATCCTTGATGCTTATGGTAATCCCGTTACAACAGGCGGATTGACAACGCTCAACAATATAACAA